CGCCTTTTTCAGCAAAGACAAATCAACTTCTAAATTTCCATTGGGATCGATTGCATCATATAAATCTTTTTTCTGTTTATTTAAAACAAGTAATTCATTTTGTAATTGATTGTCTAGTGATACCGAAGCTGTTTCTTGACTTGCTCTTGTTGAATTATTATATTTTGCTATTTGGGAATCTAGCTCTTTTTGTGCAATTTCAAAATTATTTTCTGATTCAAATACTTTAGATTCTGCTTGTCTTAACTCTGCTTGTCTAACTTCTTTAACAGCAGATGCAGTATCTGCTAAATTACCAGAGGAGGTAGTTATGTTTCTTGTTTCATCTGCAAGTGATGCTGTGTTATCTAGCATTCTTTGTACCATTTCTGGTCTTGTAGCTAAGCCTCTTTCTGTTGCAATGCCTGTAATGTCTCCACTAGCAGTACCAGTAGTAGGATTAAATCCCGGTATTTCAGCCCTATTAACAACCTCTTCTAACTGCTTAGCTGCTGATTGAGGATCACCAAATATAACTCCCGGCTCTTGTATCATTTCTGGTATATCTTTCTGTATATTTGATTGAGTTGGTAATTTGTTTTTTATAAATCTTGGTGCAGATAAAATTGTATCTAAAGTTAATGCTGCGGGTAAAACTTCACTACCTACTTTAAGCCTTTGATCTAATGGAGTATCTGTTTCTTGTATTTGTGTTGGGCCAACACCAAAAAGATCTCCCAGCGTTGAGGTTTCATTTGGAATTGTAACAGCAACGTCTGATGCTGCTGATCCTAATAAACCTGTTGCATAATTGACTGCTTTAGGAGCATTACCAAATTGCGCTGCTTTAAATGCAGCCATTCCGGGTGCGCCATACTGAATTATAGCTCCACCGGCATCTGTTCCCGGTAAACCACCCTTCACCTTTGGTATTGTTTTTCTTATCGTGTCTGCTATGTTAGCAGAACCTTCTGCACCGGGTAATCCTGTCTTTGCATATAAATCAAAAGGAAATGAGCCAACGCCTCTTAAAATATTACTTCCAGCTTTTATTGCAGACTGCTCTAATGGCCCTAATGCAATAGGGTTGTAACCAAGATTTACAACATTCTGACCTTGTTCATCTTTTTGTATGTTTTGGATTCCTACAGAAGCTAATGCAACATCTTTAAAACTTGGCTGTTTATTAACAGCCTCTTCAGTTACTTTTTTAGTAACTGGATTGCTTTCATAATAAGTTCTAAAAGCATCGTCTATATCTTTTTCAGTTGGTGGTGTATCACCAGTAAGTTTTAATTTTAATCCTGTATCTGGATCAGTTACTATATAGCTTGGCATAATTATTAATTAACAGGTTCAATTTTATACTTTCCAACTGAAATTGGAGCAGAAGAATAACTAAATGTAGGTAAATCTGTAAATCTATTTATAGTACCTTGTATGCTTTGATTGCCCGGATACTTTCTTCTTTGTGTTTCTAAATATGTTTCATATTCACCAGTTAAAGAATTGTATAATGAACGTAAAACACTTAATCTTTTCTCAACATTAGCACCAGAGCCTCCAATTACTTCTATAGCAGCATCAACATCTTTATCCGATAATCTTCCACCGGGATCTTGTTGTTTTGCTAGTGCATAAGCTAGTCTCATTACTGTAGATGTTGCTATACCTCTATCAGCAGATATTTTATCTAAAACGCTTCCATGTTTGTTTTGAATGTAGTTAACTCTTTCAGAATATTCTTTAGGATAATTTTCTTGAAAACTAAGTAATTTATTAGCTGCTTTAACTTGATAAATACCTGTATTTACAAGATCAGCTATTGCTCCAGCAACAGTTGGTGAATCTCTACCTTCGTCAAGAACTACAGAAAGTTGATTAATTAAATCTAATGTGTTTGTTGTATCTTGCCATTTTTGCGATATTTCATCATTAGCAGTTGTTGGTGCATTAAATACCCCAGATGGATTAGTTCCAACTGTAGCAAATCCTTTTTGAACTAAATTGTTAAGCAATTCGGGGTTATCATTTAAATCCCAATTGGTAATAATTTGAGGAAGAGGATTACCATTACTATCAAAAAATGGTATGACTTGTTTTTTTCCATAAACTTCTGTTTTTAACAAATTCATTTCATATTCTTGTTCTGGATTTCTATTAGGATTATTATTAAGTTCCATCAGTCTATCTCTTGATCTCTCAGAAACTGTTCTATTGTCTGATGACTGACTATTTCTATAATTTTGGACAGCATCAAATCCAGACTCATCTCCACCAAATGCAGAAGCCTCTCCAAAGATTGCTCTTTCGTTTGGACTCATTCTAGAAATAACATTTTGTTTATAAATTTCTTGTTGTGCAGCTTCAATTCTTTGTTGTTCTGCAAGTTTTCTTGCATCCATTTGTTGCTGTAATGCAACTGCCATCTGTGGATTACCAGAACGTCTTTGTGCAAGTATTTCCATTCTTTCACCAAACTCTCTAATAGCTTTCATTCTTGCTAATTTTTCTTCTTCTCTTTTTCTTTCTTCAACACCTATATTCATAAGATTATTTTCTTGAACAAAGTTATCAGTTTGTTGCATTTGTTTTAATAAGCCACCTAGTTTTGCATCCATAAAATTATCGTAGCTTTTGTTTTTCATTAAATCAAAGCCACCTAATACTGCTAAATTTCTATCATAATAAGGATTAGCCATATTTACTCCTAACTAAAAATATTTCCAAGCTGACTGAAGCTATCATAAATACCAGTAGCATCACTAAGTCTGCCAAGAAGTCCTCTGTTGTTTGAAGAAGTTGTTGTTTGTCCTGTTGGCATACCTGATGTTATACCCGTTAGCATATTTATTTTTCTATATGGATCATTGTCTGCTCTAAGGAATTCATTAAAGTTAAAATCAAGTCCAGCTTGTTTAAGTGCTTGATCCCTGTCTCCGTAACCAGTTAATAAACCAAGTGATTTATATTGATCCGCTAATTGATTGCCAAGAATATTTGATCTGTATAACTCTGATTGTAAACCTCTATTAATATCTAAGTTTGCAAGATTAGTTGCTCTATCAAAACCTTGTGATCTTAGCCTTGATGCAATATCACCAGCTCTATCTGCAAAGTTTCTATTTGTTTCAGCTTCTAGTATTGCTGATCGTGAGCCACCAAAAGCACCTTGTCCTATTGCTGCATCTTGATCGCTTTGTAGTTGTATTTTTCTTGCTCTATCAAGATCACTTAATGTGTTATCTATAACTTCGTTTGTAAAAGGATTTTGATAAGCACTTAAATCTGTTGTTGCAAGACTTGGAGTATCTTGGAACATAGTATTTAATTCACTTCTTGGATCATAACTAAATGAATCACCAAACAATCCTTTTGCAGTATTTTTTGCTAATATTTGTTCTGGTGTAAGCCCAGCTATTCTTTGACCTGTATATGCTTGAAATGGAGTATTAAATATACCCATTCCTAAATTAAATAATTGTCTGTTTCTTGCTGCACTTTCTGGATCAACCGCAATCGAATTTACTGATTTATCTCCACCCTTACCAGAAAATAGTGAACCTACACTAGCGATTTTTCCTACTGTGCCTAATGCTGCTGGTATTGCTGATGCCATCTTATAATTCCTTTTCTATAAAAAATATTTTTTCAAAACCTAGATGCTTAATTTTTCGTGACCAACCTTTGCGACCACCTAAAAATATTTTTCTGCATCCATGATGTCTTGCAAAATGTTCTACGCTAGGAAACATTTTCTCTAGCTCTTTATAATCTCCGCCACCAATCAAAATACTTAATGCGTTGTAGCGAGGATACTCAATAAAATATGTTATCATTACTGAGTTTTTACCACCCCAGATATGAAACATACCTTGATGGATTTTTTCTTTAATATCACTTAAATTATACATATCTTGGTGCTTTAATGCACGTTTAATATGATGCTCTAAGCGATCAAACTCTATCTCCCAATGCTCTTTAGACTGTTGCTGTGGCTGAGAGGTTTCCGTTATTGTCAACTTGGACTTTGTATTTTGTACCATCTGGACTAACCAATATTAATTCGGTGCTATCTACACCATTTGCTTCGATCCTTTCCCCTTTCTTAAAAGAAAGACCATCGCGATATTCTATCTCGGATACTAAATAATTTTGATAATTGTCATCAAGCATAACTGGTCTTTTTAATGCTCGTCTTGCCATTATCTTCTACCCCTAGTTCTAACATTTAGACGTATCATACCAACTTGGAATTGTTGGTCTGTATCGCCTGTAACTTTCATTTGAACTTGTCTTGCTGTAAATCTTGCATCGGTATAACCATCACTACCAAATGTGAATGTACCAAAATCTGTTTCGCTACCTAGCGGTGTAAATCTGCCTTTAAAACTTATGTCAACTCCGGGCAAAGTGTTTGCCTCTTCATCTGGAATAATCTGATTACATTGAACATAGTTGTCACCAATACCTATTTCAATAGGTGCAGTTTCACAAAATGGTTTGCTTGTGCCTAAGTTTTCTGAACCATTTAAAAGTACGCTTTCATGTTCAAAAACATTACCACTTGCATCACATGAGATAGG